GGCGCAGGTTTCAACTTCAAGCCAGGCTAATAGGCGTGAGATGGTCACACTATCCAGCTTGTCGGAATCTGTACGGGAGCAAAGATTCAATGACCGCCACGGGAATGTAACAACTCCGAGCTGGGGCGTGAATATAGAAGCTATTAAAGGCTCCAGGTATCAGAGGGCGCCCCGCTTAGCGGATACTGGCGATAATCAAAAAGATAAGCGTTCCCTCCATCTAGCCACCGCGCAGATTAATAACGCTTCACCAGACATCATTCAAGAGGTCTATTCACGCGCCGTACATCTCGCCTGTGCCGCCTCAGATGCCCAATACCTGAATATGAAAGAGAAAAAATGACTGACTATTATGTACTCCACTCCGGTGGGCTTGATTCCACCTCTGCGCTCGCCGTCTGCCAAAAGATGCCTGATGCCCGCAATATCATCGCTATCGCCGTCAATTATGGGCAGCGTCATATTGCGGAGCTTGCAGCAGCAGCCCAAATCATTAAGAAGCTCGGCATCAAGCAATACACCCTCGACCTCACAGGCTTTGGTAACTCGGTCACCTCAGCCCTCACAACCTCAAATATCGAAGTCCCTGACGGCTCCTACAATCCCGACAATATGGCTGCAACCGTTGTACCGGGACGCAACGCCGTATTCCTATCAGCCGCAGCAGGACTCGCAAGCTCCAAGACCACAGATGGGGAAGAAATCATCATCGTCACCGCAACCCATGGAGGTGACCATGAGCTATATCCTGACTGCCGCCCAGAGTTCATCACGGCAATAGATAAAGCGCTCAGACTTGGCTCAGGTGCAGGCGTGTGGGCACCATTCAGTGACAAGACCAAAGCCGAGATTGTCCAACTTGGTACTGAAGCTGGCGCTCCACTTGAGCTGACCTGGTCATGCTATAAGGGCGGGGCATATCACTGTGGCACTTGCGCCACCTGCATGGAACGCCGCGAAGCATTCATCACCGCAAACATCACAGACCCCACAAGCTACAATCCTTAATTGACCCCCAATCCAATCACATATATTTAAGGCTTATGACTACAACCGAACCCCCAACATGGGGAGCGAAACTAGCACAGCTTGCCCGGCGCATATGGCACACATACTGCCAACAGCAGGAGGAAATATTTCTAGCACGGTACGGCTACCTCACCCGCTTCAAAGATAAGGAGAACTAATGGTCATCCCAGACCTATGTATAATCTCCTGCGGCTCAGCCAAGACCCGAACCGCCACCAGCGCCCACCGTCTCTATCCCGGCATGGGCTACAAGGCTCAAGCCATGAAACGCGCAACCCGAAAGGATCGCAATGTTTGAAATCACTAAAGACTTCCACCTCTCCTACTCCCACCAACTCGACGGCCTGCCAGATGGACACCAGTGCGCCCGACTCCACGGCCATAATGCCATCATCCGCATCCACCTTGCTGATACCGAACTCGACCCCACTGGCTTCGTCATCGACTATGGCAAGCTCCAACAGTTCGGCCAGTACCTCAACGACACCTTTGATCATCGCCACCTCAACGACATTGTGGACTTCAACCCCACATCCGAGCACCTAGCTCGACACCTCTACAACATTGCCCGCGATACCTACGGCCTTACCCAGACCATTGCTATCAGCTGGTCAGAAACCCCTAAGACCTGGGCAACCTACAGCCCCAAGGAGGATAAATAAACATGCGCACTCTCCGTGAAGAACTCAACGCCAAACTCGATAATGATGCTGCAGCACTCGAATCAACCCTCCGAGTCTCTGAGATATTCGGACCCACCATCCAAGGCGAGGGGTCACACATGGGCATCCCCTGCTACTTCATCCGACTAGGCGGCTGCAACCTATCCTGCGACTGGTGCGACACCCCATACTCGACCGGCACGCATGGCATCCCCCTCTCCACTATCGGATTGCAGACAGTCAAGAATATTGCCACCCAGATACCCACCGACACCACAGTCATCATCACCGGCGGCGAACCCCTCATGCATACCCGCCGCCCAGCATTCCAGACGCTAATCACTGCCCTTAAAGCACGCGGATGCACTATCCATATCGAAACCAACGGCACCACCCTCCCGACAGGCCAAGCAGCCGCACTCATTGACCACTACACCATCTCACCCAAGCTCGGCGTAACAATGGTCAATCCACGGCATAAGCCAACCCTCGCAAACTGGGAGCCATTCAAAGAAAATACAATCCTTAAAACAGTCTGGGAACCTCAAGCCTGGGACAGCATCGACGAGTTCATAACCCACACAAAGAATCTCGCAACCCAAGCAGGCATCAGCCCCCGCAACATCTGGGTCATGCCAGAGGGCGCTACAGCCGAACCCCTGAACCAGAAATGGGCGGAGCTTGCCCAGGCCGCAGCCGACAATAATATCAACGCATCCCACCGACTCCACGCACTCGCCTGGGGCGACGCTAAAGGACATTAAAGGAAGAACATCATGACAACCATGAACGCATTCAACTTCACCGCAGAAACCCAGACGGAACAAGCAGCACGAGCCGTCCAATATCTACTAGATGCATTCGGAATCAACGAGGGCGACCATACTGCGAACACCCCAACCCGGGCAGCCCTTGCATGGGCACATCGTCTTTCCGGATATAACACCAACCCAAAGGAACATCTCAAGACCACATTCACCGCGCCACCTAATCCTGGGCTAATCATCAGCCGCAATGTCCGCATCCAAACAACTTGCGCGCATCATCTCCTGCCAATTCAGGGAACCGCCACCATCGCCTATAAACCGCAGCCAGGCTCTCGCATTGTTGGACTCTCTAAGCTGACCCGACTCGCCGATGGCTATGCCCACCGGCTACAGGTGCAGGAGCAACTGACCGCACAAATCGTTGAAGCAATCTGGGAAGAATTAAAGCCACAATGGGCTGCATGCGAAATCACCGCACAGCACGGCTGCATGACACTACGCGGGATTAATGATGCCTGTACCGATACTCGCACCTGGCTAGAGATGGGCGAAGCAACAGAGGGCGATATGCGCGCATTCTGGACAGATCGTCCGCAGTAGAAAAAGCATATTAACCCGTAGCCCAGGCAGTAGTAAAGGAGACTTGACATAATGAAGAAGCGCCAGCGCGTCCGCAAGTTTAGCGAGGAACGCCGCAAGCGCATGGCTGAAGCGCTCAGACTGCGTAAGCAGGGAGTTGGCTATGACCAGATTGGGGAACAGTTAAACATCTCCAATGCGCAGGCATATCGTGACGTGCAGGATGCGCTCGCTGAGATTACTAAAGAGCCAGCACAAGAAGTGCGTAAGATTGAGCTTGAGCGCTCTGAAGAGCAGCACATGCGTCTTAATGCCGAGATTGGTCGTGTGCTGAAGCATCTCAAGGCGACTACTTCCGGCAATGGGTCTGTCGATTTGAAAGCTGTGGAGACTGTGCGCCGTCTGATTGAGTCTCAGAATAAGGTAGCTCAGACTCGCCATCGTCTTAATGGTTTCGATATGGGTATTCAGGTTGATGCTTCGATGGACGTGCAGGCATCTATAGATAAAGCGTTTGCGACGATTCTGGGGGCTGAACCAGAAGAGTTTGAGGATTAGTTCACTGTGGCTCTTTCAAAGCGGCAGAAGCTTGCTCTGATGCGTTCTACGTCCCCAATAAACATCTGGTATGGGTCTGTTCGTTCGTCTAAGACTTTCGCCCAGATTTGGGACTTCATTGCTCGTATGTCATCTTCTAGTGGTGATGGTGCGAATATCGTTATCGGCTATTCCACTAACACTGTGTGGCGTAATATCTTTCAGCCTATCTTCAGCCGTCCTGAGTTTGCTGCAGTTGCGCCGCACTTGAGTTATCGACGTAACGCACCAGAGGGCACGCTCTTCGGTAAACGGTTCGCGGTAGTTGGTGCTAATAATGAGTCATCGTGGCTTGCTATTCAGGGTCTTACTATTGAGAATGCGTGGGGCGATGAAGCAGTGGGCTGGCCTAAATCATTCTGGGACATGCTCGTGTCACGTCTTTCGCTGCCTAGCTCACGACTGCTGGTGACTTGCAACCCGGGCACTGCGAATCATTATCTGAAAGAGCTTATCGACTCGGACGATCCCGAAGTTCATGTAGAGAAGTTTCTGCTTGAGTCTAACCCGACACTAAGCACGCGCTATATCGACCGTCTGAAGCGCATGTATTCAGGCTTGTTCTACCGGCGCATGATTCTTGCTGAGTGGGTAGCTGCAGAGGGTGCTGTGTATCAGGGCTGGGAGCCTATGATGATGCTCAAGAAGCACAGTGTGAGCAATGTTATCGCTGTCGGTATTGACTACGGAACGAATCACCCTACTGCTGGTTATGCTATTGGCGTGGGTGCTTCAGGTTGTCTTGAGGTGTGTGCTGAGTGGTCGCCTAATCTTGAGCGTGGTGGGCATCGACGGCTAACCGATGCTCAGCTTGCAGATAGTCTAGAAGTGTGGCTTGAGCGTCTACCATCACAGCCTAGATACATCTACTGTGACCCGGCTGCAGCGAGCTTTCGTGAAGAGCTGAAGCAGCGCGGCATGTTAACACACCGAGCGGACAATAGCGTGCTAGACGGCATTCGACAGATTGACTCACTGCTCAACGCGGGTGACCTCACGATTGACCCATCATGTAAGCATCTGCAGAAAGAGATGAGCAACTACCGCTGGGACAACAAAGCTACTGAAAAAGGCATCGACGCGCCGATTAAAGAGAATGATGACCATGTGGATGCTCTGCGATATGCAGTGCGCTCAAGCCGTCATATTTGGCGCAAGCAGCTGGCTGCTGCACACTGACCGCAAGAAGCTGCACAGCATACTGAAGCAGTGCATCTCAAGGTGCGCGTCCCGGTGTTCACATATTCGCATCAAAGTATCGCCCCAACGCTATTGCCGCTGTCTCGCAGCAGAAGATACAAAGGCTTGCCCATGATGTGCGCTCAATCCTCGCACGGAGGTATGTCCTGTGTGGAATATGTGGGTGCCGGAATGCGCATCTGAGTGAAGCTGCAGCAGTCATAGCGCAATTAGGAGAGTGAACTTAGTGGAACTCAAGACCGGGATGGAATGGCCGCCTAAAGAGTGGGCTGAAGCTTTAGATGCTGTAGCTCACGATAGAGCATGGCTAACGGGTGGTGTCGCTCAGCGTAGACAGAATGCAGATAGTATGCAGCCTGTCATGCACCCTACTCAGTTCAATGGTGGGTTCGTTGGTGCTACTTCACGCGCTATTCTAGGCAAGCCGAACCGACGAGGAAATAGTGCTAAGCCGCGTCATCTGCCTGTGGCTGCAGAGCTTGCTGGCACTGTTGCCGACCTGCTCTTTGGTAACACACCACGAATCGTTGCAGATGAACGTGACGGCGAGCAAGTAGCTGAAGCGATACGAGATTACACCGAGCGCCCTATCTTTGCGGCTCGCCTAGTAGAAGCAGGCAAGT